ACCAATTAATGATTGCTTGATGTTTCTGCTCAAGTCAGTAATAGGCAAGGATTTCTCTTGTATAGCTCGTCCTAAGCTCCTAAGACCTGTCTGAGTCAAGAACAATAAGTCTGTTCCTATGTTCTGTACACTCTTTCTGTCTACACAGCCAACACCGGGAATTGTATCCTGTAGCACCATAGACGCGGGACTATCAGCACCGCTGTAAACAATTGTGTTATTCTCACCAAAAACCACGAGTAGCCCGTTGTGAGCCGCTAGAGCTACAACCTTGTCAAACCCGTTAGGCCACGCTTTAGATACATCAATAGATCCGCTAGAACCACTACTAAAATTGTGTCCTGTCAGAAGATCCGACCAGTAGATCGTGTTGTCATCAGTAGCGTTACCTACGCACCATACGCGCCCGTAAGCACCGATAGCCTCGTGAGCGTACTGAGTAGCGGACACATGAGCACCACCAACAGCAGACATTTTTGTCACTGCGCCTAGTGCATTGCTGTACACCAGAGGCTCGTGGCCTCGTTGAAAGAAGTAAGCGTGATCGTTAAAATTAAATATTTTCCAATCGTTAGCACTAATCGTGTACGACCCCGGAGACGCATCTACCAGAGTAGTTGTGCCTGTCATAATCTTGTTGTTGCCAGTACTAAAGATTACCTCGTTGCCTGCACTGTCGTAGAACTCGTGTATGCTGTGGAGGTAGTCAGTACCCAACACAGTTTTGTTTGTGGTAGAAACCGTATTACCTTTACGTGAAGCTAAACGCCCACTTCTATCAATGACGGCGTTGTCTGCAACTTCTGCAAAAGACGTATCCTGAGCAAGCGGAGAATCCTCTGTGTTGATCCCTTTAAACGCAGGAGCAACTAAGTTAATACTTTGTAGTGGCTGTGCCATACGTACTCCTACGGGGTATAAAAGATAGTTTCTTCAGGATGCTTTTGTGCGTCCATAGCGATAGCATCAGATAGGTACTTGTCAGCAATAGCAAAGTACTCTGGAGTCGATGTACCTCCTGTCTCGCCACGCTCACGGGCCAACAGAGCTACCGCCATGTGAATCACAGGCTGACTAGGAATAGCCATCGTGTCAGAGTCCGTACTTAAGGCTACGTTTCTGATGACGCTCTTGACCTTAATAGAGTAAACACCGTCAGGCTTAGGGTACACATCAATCTGTGCGTCACCAGAGCCGTCGATGCCGCTAAAGGTGTAGTACTGCGGAGCACCGGACGCAGGAGTGTTGACAAAAAACTTATCGTCAAACCAAGTCTGCGGTCTGTACTCCATTACAAGATTAGACGTATCGTTAATGATATTAAGAATCTTTCCTTGGTCTTGGTAGCCCGTAAGGGAGTACGTGTAGTCATCAGCCGCCGTGGTCAGCGTAATGGTAGACCTAAGATTAGACCAATCCCAAGCGTTTTCCACGAGTTGCTTCGAATCATTAATAAAGTCGCCAACCATCTTGCTATATGTGTTAGAACTAACGGTAGTTACTTCGTCCTCGCGTAAACGTCTAAGAACATTGTTTACTAAATTTAAAAATGTCATATCATGTCCTTAAACAAGCTATTTATTAATCTTGATCTAAGAAGCTTAACGTAATCTACTTCGTCTTCTTGTGTCTCCATAGCAGTAACTTGCGGTCTTGCAACAGGTGCTGATCTAGGTTCCTGTGCAGGCATCATAGGGGCCATTCTACTACTGTTGTTATTTCTTTCGCTCTGTAAGGCCTGATACTCAGAAGAGTTCATTATTCCCTGTCGAATATCGTCAATAGTGCCGCCTGAGTTTGCCCAAGCGTTTATGTACTGTTCAGCCCCCTGCCGCCCTAAAAGTTCTTGATATAAATCTTGAACTTGGTCAGCAGAAGGTGGGCTATTAGTGTAACCAGTATTATCAAATAGTCCACCACTTGAACCCATATATGCAGGGGCAGAGCCGACTGTAATGCCCAAGTCATCTGCGTATGCCTGAGAAGCATCAGACAACTGGTGCGTAAAGCCCTGCTGTAAAGCGTTGCTTAACTGCTGTCCTGTCATAGCGTTCAATTGCTCATACGGAGTAACATCATACTCAGGGAAAAAGGTCCATCCTATGCCCGGAATCCACTGGTGATACGGACTAGGAGCTTCGCCTATTCCCATAGCGTTACTGTTATAGACCGCCATGTTGTCAAGATATTCTTGTGAAGGTCCTGCCATTGTTTGACTCCTTACGAAATGCCTTCAAATAAGCGGCGTTTAATTAGTCCATCTAGTTCTGCCATATAGTCTTTTTGTGGGGCCGCAGGAGCCGCTGGTAAAGGCTGTGGTGTGTACTCTATGCCAGCAATAAAAGGACTAAAGGCTCCAACTCCACCGCCGCCACCACCGCCACCACCACCTGATGATGGAGGTGTTACTGGAGGCACACCGCCGCACTGTTGAGGATTAGCCGCCGCATACGCAGGGTTACTACAGTCTTGAGGCGGCGTAGACGTAGGACACTTACCGTCCTCATATTCTATTGTTGGGGTCCCGTCAGGACATATATCGCACCCGCTTTCTAGTGTAGCTCCGTTGTCGCAAACGTCACCGCTTTGAAAACAAAGCCCATCGTCACCTTTAACAAAACCGGGCTTACACCTACAGTCTCCTTCTTCCCCGTTGTTAACAGCATTAGGGTCTTCACAAATGCCGCCATTACCAGCACATCCAGAGTAGTTAGGAACACTGTCGTAGATTTCACCACACTCGCCTGTATTTGGGTCTACTTCTCCTGAAGCAAAACGAATGAAAAAAGTAGTGCCGTCACAACCTGATTCTAGTACTGTTCCTCTAGGAGAACACTCATCGGGAGGAGTCGGTGGCGTACCTTCTAAAACACACTGTGTTCCATCTGAGCTTACTTGATAACCCTCTGGGCATTCACAAGGCCCGTCTGAACCTTGGTTGGTAGCGTTAGGGTCTTGACACGTAGTTGTAGGAGGATCAACAGGAGTAGGCAAACAGTTACCGTTGGCGTCTGTTTTTCCGTCTAAGGTTCCATCACCGTTAGAGTCACAAGGGGTTCCTTGTTCTGGTGGCGGCAGAGCAGTACATGTTCCTTCTTTGTACCACCTACCGTCTTGGTACTCTTCAGTTCCCTCTGGACACGGTGCGTAACCCTGCTGAAAACAGTAGTTCTTGTCGTTTTGTGTTTGAGGAGGCCGTGGTCCATTACAACGTTCATCATCTGTTAGCTCTCCGTCTCCGGGCCTAACACAAAAACCTTCAGAGTTAATCTGACCTTGGCTTATAGTGGGATCATCACCGTCATACTTCCCCGGCTCAGAAAAACAGGATGTATCTATTCTTACGCATTCGCCATCATCTAAGCCGCCTCTGCGTACTTCCCCACTCTCACATTCTTCTGGTGGAGTAGTCCCAGAATCTTCAACACACACGCCGTCTTCGTCTATCCAGCCAGCCAAACACTCACCACATTCGCTGTCTTCTATGTCTGTGGCCTCAATAAACTCTCTATGCTCTGACGCACATTCAGCCGCTGTAGGACCTTGGTTTGTGATAGGATCATCTTTTTCTTGGCACTGCCCTTCTATGTCTTCGTAACCTTCTAGGCAAGCGTCACACTGGTCTTCTGTTTGAACTACGCCGCCTTCTCTTCCAACAGTGGCGCAGTCAAAATTATCGTCTGTTAGAGGTATAGGCCCAAGTACGTTAGTTACTTCTTCTTCTATTTGCGCCCAAATGATTCCAGCGGTTACAGGACCTAAGATGCCTTTTAACCAATCTAGCACATCGTCTACAGTAGCATCGTCAACACCACTAAATATGCCTTCCCACGTTTCTTTTGCCCAAGTGCCTACGTCTTCTAGAATTTGTCCAACTGTACACTCTTGATCTCCGTCAGGACCGCAGGACTCGTTACCTTCTATAACGTCACCGATAGTCTTACCTACGGTTTTAACGGCGTCCTCAAAGTCCCTGTATGTTCCAACGTCTATAACTCCGGGCGGCAGAGGAATATTAGGTATAGGAAGGCCGGGAAGATTAAAGCTTACACAGTCTTTCCAACAGGCTTTACCGCCTTCATCTGGACCTTTCTCAGTGCAGAACCACGGGTCCCCCATATCTTGACATTCTGGAGGAATACCGCCAGCGTCTAGTATGGCTGTCCCTATTTGCTTGATACAGTCTATCGGACTGCCTACACACTCCGTAATCTTATCGCCTAATTCGTCATAGAGGCCTTTTGCCGTATTAGCGACACCTTCGCCTACTTCTTTAACGTAATCTTCAAAGGATTTTTCTACACACTCTGGGAGACTTGCGTTTTCAGGATCATCGCAAGGGTCGCCTGTGCCATCGCCTCCATTAACGCCAAGAGGAATACAGTTTCCTTCCTCGTCGTATTCGCCCTTTATTGTACCAGCGCCAAAAGGAAGTTGAATTTCACACTCGTCACCTACGCCAGTTCCACCGCCTTCGTTTCCTTCATTACCGCCACCGTCTGTCCCATCGTCTCCACCAGAGCCAAAAGGAATACACTCTCCGTTTGGACCTCTTTTTCCTTCTACTCGACCACCAGCTTCGCTTGAGTAAGTCCAACATGGAGTTCCTTCTGAAGTGTCAGTGACACACTCACCGTTTTGATAAGTGCCGTAGCCGTCATCGTTGGCGCACTCATCACCAGTAGGATTAACAGCGGTAACACTCCAATCACTGCAGTTGCTGTAACCAATTTGACAAAGGGCATTGGATAATACGTTGTTGCCTTTGAATCTGTCGTTGTTTACTGCAGAATCAAAAATCTCTTCTATAGCTTCTTCAGAGTATCCGTTATCCCTTAGTATTTGTCTTATGTCTGCGTTTGATGTGGTTGCGTCTAGTTCACCAAGACCTTCTCCAGCGTCTCCACCAGAGCCTGTAGTGTCGCCTACAATACCAGAGTAATAATCGTCCCAGCCGTCCATGTCTGTTAAGTCACTAACATCGACAGCCTGTAAATCTTCTAGGGTTATTTCATCCTTTAAATATTTAGTGTACGCATCAAGCCACTCATTAGCTTGTTCTTGACGATTAATCCGGTCTATATCGTCAGCGTCTAAACCCTCAATGCCTTCTAAGAACAAAGACATAAAGTCTTTTAGGCCGGGGTCTATACTTTCCCAAATATCGTCTACGTCGGCAGGAGAAAGATTAGGAATATCCAACTCACTTGGGTTAATACCCGTTCCTATAAACGGATCAAAACCAAAGGTAGCAAGAAAGTTTTCTAAAAACTCTGCCAAATTCCAGTGAGCATCACTAAGTCCACCCCGCTGATTAGATTGAAGATCACCGCCCGGACTGATTGTAACGCTATTACCACGAACTGTGTCAGGATCAAAAAGGCCTGTGTTAGTCTGAAAAGTAGCGCCCCTTATTGAACCACTCCCCGTGTAACTACTAGGTGTTGTTGTTGACGGGCGCGGAGGATTAGGGTTGATAGGTTCAAGTTCTCTAGCCATTTACTTTTTTCCCTTCAACGCAAACAGTTTGTCAGCACCACGTATGCCAAAGCTGGCAGTCACGGCTACGTAAAGCAAGTACTGGTAGTAGTCAGGTAGCTTGTCTAGCTCGTCAAAAGCTAAACCTACCCGTTGCATAATACTCAAGTCATCCATAGCGACTCCGTAACAAACAGCCAACAACGGTAACGACAGTACCACAGTGAACCACTCGTCTTTCCACGAGGTGGCACTAGCCGCCGCCATCTCTTGTTCCCACGTAGCTGTGTTTCTGATTACTTCTAGTTTAGCTACGTGTTTTGCTTGTGACTGCTCGTGTCGGTTGTTTAACCAGTTTTTAGCGAGTCCAGCAAGGGGACCAATAAGAGTAGTCCACATATTAGTCTTCGTGTTTCTTACGGAATCCCTGTACCGTATCTGTTTCCCATATCCTAATTCCGACCCATACAATAGTAAATAAGGCAGATACAGGCGGTAAAATAGAACCAATAGTTCCTAGCATAGTCCCTACACTCACTACATCAATTATTTGCTTTGCGGACTCGTCCATTACTACACCTCTTCAGGAATCTCAGGTTCTACCCAATCAGCGCGTTCTTGAACAACGTAACCAGAAACCATCTCTTCTTCTATAGTAGAGTTTTCAGGATCTTTAGGGTCTGGTACAGTTATGATTTCTGTAACTTCTACATACTCGTAAGCCTCTAAGGGCTTTTCAGGAATAAAATCAAAGTGAAAATAGTTTTCAGTTGCTGGTGCTCCAGAACTCCAGCCAACAATGTTCGTTCCGACTACTTCAATATATGTATTCATTAGTACACCCACGCTTCAAAGTTTGCTCTGTAGTTATCGCTGTGGCTACTGTCTCCGGTCCAAAGCTCCAGTTTTTCTCCGGGGGCTAAGACAAAAATACTCCCGTCCATCACAAAAGACCGAGTACCCGACGAAACAAAAACATCCCCATCGCGGATATAGGGATCACTGTTTCCGTTAGTAACGTTTGGAGTGTTACCAAAATGATTAAAATACCAATAGCCGTTAGATGTATGAGAACCTCTAAAAATTTCTCTAGACACCGTATCGTCACTATTAGTTACTTTCATATAATAGTAATCTGTTGAGGTTTGAGTTGCGCCAAAATAACTCGCCGCGTAAGAAAAAGAGCTGGAAGAGGAGCTTTGGGTAGACTTTCTCCAATAAATTTTTACGTATCTACAGTCGGCTGGAGCCGTGTAGAGAGTTTTAGGAGCCGTTGTAGTCCACGCGGCATCATTGGTTGGTATCCCTGTGGAACTTACGACAGTTACGGAAGTTGGTCTTGTTAAGTCAACAGAACTAGCACTTCCGGTTGAAGCTGGTGTTAAAGACATATCAGTATCCTCAAGTAATTTCTACGCCTTGCGTTCGGATTTTTCCTGCCGAAATAGTATAATTTGACAGGGGTAGGTTGGAGGCGGTTTCGTTAATAGCACCAATAGGAGCTATTGATTGATAAGTGGCATTAGTAGGAAAAGCCGTGTTATTATTACCCGAAATATTGATTGATATTCCTGTGTAAGTTAGTCCATTATTTTCAGCCTTGTACAGCCTTGTTGAATTATTATCATAGGGAACAGAAAGCAAATTAGTATCTACTGCTTCTAGTTTGGTAAGGTACGGGTTAAAATTATTGTTATTAGCAATTCCATTCATGTAGCTCATAAAATTACTTGTTATTTCAGTTCGACTAATGGTGTAACCAGCTGTAGTATTATCTGTTAAGGAAGCATCAAAGGAGTACATGCCAGCGTTGCTCATCTGGCTGTAACCTTGTATTGCGTAAAACCTGTTTTCAGTTTCGTTGTACAAAACTATAATTCTTGGATAAGAACTATTGTTATAAGTTGAAAAATACCCATATCCAGTATTTTTTGCCATGTTTCTAACATACGTAGAACCACTGTAACTATAAAAATAATGGTTATTGCAAAAAGCTCCTGTTCCGTAAGAAGACTGCGTACTATACATGCCTGAGTGATTGGTGGAATCACTAATAGAAAGTCCTCCAGCTTTTGTTAGATCAAACTCTTTAATTTCAGCACCTGCTTTATAATAAAGTTTGTTATTTTTCCAATCAAAAGCGCCACCGCCGTAACTACGGGATTCTATTTGTGTCGTGGAAACACGAGTAGATCCGGGGCCTCCGTCTCCAGAGTATTCTGTTTTAAAAAACACGAAATCAGAATTGTTGTCCATTCTAATGTGGTAATACAAATTTTCTGCTGGAATTTGATAAAAGTAAAAACGCACATCAGTTCCATTACCAGTAAGATCGTCGTTAAGAGGCGGTATCATGTCTGTAAGCGATCCGACTGAAACAGTAGTACTTAGGTTTGCCCCTGAAAAATCGTATGCAAATCTAGAGTCTTTAGTTCCAATTACTTCCAAGCCTGTTACTGGAATAACGTCTAATTGGCTATTATTTACATATTTTGTGTACCTAAAAGTTAATGATGATTTTGTTGCGGGGGCAACAGGAGTAGCAAGTTTTATGTCAAAACTTTTACTAGGCGGTACAACAACATTACCGCTAGAGTCTTCAAATGAGTCTCCAATAGTAGTACCGTCAATTTCAAACGTAGCGTCACCAGCATTAAAAGTAGTATCTTGTACTTGAACTTCTCTAACAACTCTTGTTGTGTTAGCATCGTTTGTAAACACAGCTAAACGACTTCCATCATTAGACAAAGATGCGTCAGTAACTGTGGCATTAGTTAGTTCTTTAATTGTTTCAGCCATTATATAGCTCCTTGGGCATACATTGCTGTAAAGTGGTTAACTGTGGGAACGGTTACGTGTTGCGTCACAGACGATGCACTAATATAAGCATCAGGTACTGTGGCCCACGTTACGTTAGCGGTGAGGTCATTTTGTTCTACAATAGTTGGATACGTAGTTAGCACCCAATTACGAACAGCGGCATTAGTTGGTATTTGTGTATCGCTGTTTGCAAAAGTTTCACTAGACGTAGTAACTGAACCAGCATCTAAATTAGAAAAAGTAACTGTAGTTAAGTATCCTTGTGAGGCGTGGTTTCCCCACCCAAAAGCGGCATCCCAATTAGATATGTTTAAGTTAGAGCCTGTAACAGCACCAGAAAAAGTTCCTGTGGTTCCTGAAACTGCCCCTGAAAAAGTACCAGTGGTTCCTGATACTGTGGTAAATGTTCCAGCCGCAGGGCTTGCTCCCCCAATTACTGTGTTGTCAACAGTACCGCCGTTAATATCAGCAGTGCTGAAGCTACCAGCGGCTGGTGTACTGCCTCCAATAACAGTATTATCAATAGTGCCAGCATTAATATCAGCAGTCGTAGCCACAAGAGAGCTAAATGTACCGGAGCCAGCACTAGATCCACCAATAGTAACGCCATCAACCGTTCCTCCGTTAATGTCCGCTGTAGTTGCTACAAGAGATGTAAATGTTCCAGCACCCGGAGTAGAACCACCAATGGTTACACCATCAATAGTGCCGCCGTCAATGTTAGTAGATACGTTAGCCCCTGTAAGGTTAACAGTTCCTGTCGCGGTCAACCCGTCAAACGTAGCAGTACCAGTAAACGTGGGGCCAGCGGTGTTAGCCTTAGTAGCTATCGCAACCGAAACAGCGGTAAATTCTGTGTCAAACTCTGAACCACGGATAACCTTGTTAGCATCACCTGAAGGCAAAGAGTCCTTAGCAGTAAAGTTTGTAGATTTTACGTAATCAGTCATAAGGTCACCCTATTATTCTTTTAGTTAAACACCCTGTGCTAAAGACGTTTAAGTAAAAGGGGGCCATTGCGACCCCCATAGAGTTTTACTCGTCGCAGACAGCGAGGATGAATCCTGCTTCTGGGCGGTAAGTCTCAACGCCGTACAGCGTGTCAGACGTAAACAGCGTAGACAGGTATTCCTGCTTGTACTGAGTCTGAGAACGTACAGCGAGTTGCTCTGCCATTACCAACGCATCCTTGTGGAAGAACAAGCAACCACGAGTATCAGCGGTAGACGCAGAGTTTTGACCAGCAACTTCCAGAACAGGAGCGTTGCTAGAAACGTAAACGTCTACACCGTACAGGTTACCAATCAGACCTGACTCAACGCCACGGCCTCCAACAAAGTCAGAAGACACGTAACGATCAATGCCCATGATTGACTTACGAACAGCAGGAGGAATTACGAGAACTCGTCCGTCCATAGGTACGTCAGCATCGTCCATCTTCTTGATAGCCTCACGGAAACCAAGGTCAGTGAAGTTGTCACCGGAAGTAACAGTGTCAGCGGCATACGCGGCAAGGCCAGCGGCGGCATTGAAGTAATAGCTGTTGCTGTTTACCCAATTAGCGCCAGTGTTAGCAGGAGAAGCGGTACGAGTACCGTCACCAAAGCCAGTAGCGGCGTTAATAAGATCAGTGTCAACTTGCAGAGCCAGTTGGTAACCAGCGTCTTCAGTGTAGAACTGACGCAGAGAGGACAAGCCTTGTACCTCTACAATGTCCTCAATCAGACGCGAGTACTCAAAGTGGCGGTCTACAGTGACTTGCAACTCTGTCTCAAGATTAGCCTGAATAGTTACTGCGGTAGATTCTGCTTTAGCATTAGCTGAACCACGGATAGGCTTAGGAATGTGAATAACGTCACCCTTCTTGCCGGTCATTGACAGACGCTTGACAAGGGGAGCCATCTTCAGGTTCTTTTGGTAAGCGGCGATGATTTCATCGGACCAAATTTCGGGGATAAAAGTACCCGCCGCAGTTTTGTCTACTACAGCATTAGCTGTAAAATATGTACCAGAGGTTTCATTAGCCATTTTAATTCTCCTTTATAGGCTAACGAACTCGACCCTCTGCGTATGCTTTCAGTAATTCGTCTGAAAGACTTTGATAACGCTCTGGGTCTGTTCGCATAAGTTTAATAATGTCAGCGCGACGATAAACTTTCTTGCGTGTCCCTTCTGCTGTTCCGCGAGCGTTGCCTGTGCTAGCTGACTTCAGAGTGTTCTTACGTGCCTGTTTTTCAACGTTGGCAGTCTGCCGTACAACTGTTGCTCTCTCTTTCCAGAGGTTAAACAGTTCGTCAGCGGCATCGTAGTCGTATCCTTGGTCTGCCTGAACAAACAACTGTGTTCGGACTTTTGACCCTTTGATCCACTCAGCAAACTTAGGATCTTTTAGTATACTCTCCATTTCAGGATGATTGGATTTCAACTGTGAAAGAGTAGCCTGTTGTTTTGCTTGTTGTGTGTAAGCTTGCGCTTCTTTAATCTTAGGGTGATTATCTATAGCTCTATTAACAGCGTTCTGCGGATCTACAAAGAAATCTACGTCATCTTCTTCTTGTTGCTGTTGTTGAGGTGCTCGTTGGTTTGAGAGTTCTGTCTGAATGTAGTTATCAACGACCTTTCGTAACTCACCAACTTCCGTACTCTGTTTGCCTGAAAACTTCTCAAGCTCTTGGTGCATCTGTACGAGGTCTTCGACAGATTTACCTTGGTACTTTTCTGGAAGATCATCTACTGCTTCTTGAGGTTGTTCCTCTTCTTGAGGAGTCTCTACAGTGTCTGTGGTTAGTTCTTCAGTTGTTTCCGTTGCTTCCTCTTCTGGACGCTCATCAAGTAATTGTGCTCGTGACATAATGTAAACTTACCCCGCCTTTATAGGTTATGGAGAATTAAAATGGAAAATGTCCTAAAATTAGGATTCCCGATTAGATCGCCCAGCGTTCTCGCGTTCACGTACCCACTTCATGTGTCTGCCGGGGAAGTCCCCAGATGCACCGTCAAGTATGTGTTGAGTTGCTGAAACGATTTTTGTAGCGTTGGCTCCACAACCGCACCTACTGGTTGTAGTGTCTCCATCTACAAATTCTTCAAAGATATGTCCGTTAGTACAGCGAAAATCAAATACTTTAATCATCACTAACTAGCTCTTCGTAATTGTTGTTAGTAGTTGTCTCAAAGTTGAGAACATACGCTAGTACGTTTAGTTGTCCTTTACGTACATACAAATCGTTCTCATCTTTAGTTGCTTCTACACTATTGATTACAAGAGCGTTCTGTTGTAGTTCTTCGATTAACTGCTTCCAACCGGGGTTGTTAAACAGGTCAAAGTACTTATTGTAATACTGTTCTGTTTCTTGATCTAGTGAGGCCATAAGGTTGTCTCTATATCCCTATTATAACATATTTTTGACTAAAAGTCAAGATCTTTTTTTGGTACTTTTACGCCTACGTCCTGATGCTGTTACAGCGTGTTTAATCTTAGCTGGGCCTGTTTTACGCCTAGATGATGACGCTTTTTCGCCTTTTGTCATCTTAGCAGCCACAGCTTTGGGTCTACACGAGGGGTACGGGCGCTTCTTTTTGTCCTTACCAGAGCGTCCACAAGGCTTTCCGGTCTTTACA